GGTGTCCAGTGGTTGCAAGCAACTCGTCGCGGTCTATTAGGCGACCCAATGGGAACAGGAAAAACTCGCCAACTTTTATTGGCAATTCCTGATGACGGCTGGCCAGCCATTGTAGTAACTCCTAATGGAGTTCGTTCTGCTTGGAAACAAGAAGTAGAAAAACTTGGAATGGACTGTGAAGTTCGTATTCTTGACGGTGGCGCATCAAAAAGAAAGAAGCAACTTGAAGGAATTGAAGATGGGGACAAAGTTCTTGTTGTTGTTAACTGGGAATCTCTTCGTACTCTTTCTCGTCTTGCAAATTACGGTTCAATCTCTCTTACTCGTTGCGTAGAACATGGCGGAGAAAATCCAGCCACAACAGAAGCTCGTTGCGAAGTACATAATAAAGCTCTTAATACAATTACTTGGAGAACAGTAATTCGAGATGAAGCTCACCGAGCAAAAGACCCATCATCAAAACAAACTCGTGCTTCATGGGCTTTACAACATGCACCGTCTGTTCGTTATTGCTGGGACGCAACAGGTACTCCAATTGCTCAACATCTAGGAGACTTATGGGCAATTATGCATGGCAACTCTCCACTAGACTTTCCGCGTAAAAGTAGTTTTATTGAACGCTATGCTCTTGCTACTTGGAATAGTTGGGGCTCAATTGATGTTGGTGGAGCAAATCCACTAAACTCTAAAGAACTCTTTTCTTTTCTTGACCCGCGTTTTCGTCGCGTTCCAAAAGAAGTTCTTCTTCCATTCCTTCCTAAGAAAATGCGTCAGGAATGGACATGTGAAATGACTAAGAAGCAAAAAGAAGCCTATCAAGATATGGCATCAACAATGATTGCTGAGCTAGAAAGTGGCGTTCTGGTCACTACAAATCCACTTGCTCAATACACACGGTTGCTTCAATTTTCAAGTGCGTACGCAGAAATCAATGATGACGGTTCTGTCTCTTTACAAGCTCCATCGTGCAAAGTTGAAGCTCTTATGGAAATTCTCGACAACCTTGGAGACGAGTCAGTGGCAGTTGGTATGGTTTCTAGACAGTTACTTAATCTTTGTCAAGAACGACTAACTAAAGAAGGAATAAGTTTTTCTTCAATCCACGGCGGCCAGTCAATGGATGAAAGAACTAATGCAATTACTGATTTCCAAACAAAAAAAGTTCGTGTCATTCTTCTTACGGTACAAGCAGGAGGTACAGGAATTACTCTTACAACTGCTCCGTATCTTGTTATGCTTCAACGTTCGTGGTCATTAATTGACAATATGCAGACAGAAGACCGTATTCACCGTATTGGTTCTGAGCAGCATGAACAAGTTACTATCATTGATGTTCTTACAGAAGGAACTATGGAGATGGGCAGACAAATAGAACGTCTGCAAGAAAAAGGAGAAAATCTAAATGAAATTCTTCGTGACGCAGAAACATTAAAAAAGATTTTGTATGGCCAGGTAATTAAGTAAATTCCTGTTATTATTCAAGTATGACGGAAAGACAAATGCACGTTAGTAATTCAGAAATCCAAACATTCAAACGGTGTAGACGTAAGTGGTACTTAGGTAACTACCGTAAGCTTCGCAAAGCAGAAGAAAAACAAACTGGTGCATTGAAACTCGGTACTAAAATCCATGAAGCACTTGCTTCTTATTATTCTCCAGTACCTAGAGACCCAATTGAAGTAATTCGTGAAGAATACGACAATGCTCGTAATGCATGTAATCCAGAAGATTCAATCACAATGGAAGAACTCAACAAAGAAGCAGACCTTGCTTTAAGAATGATTGAAGGTTATGTTGAATGGGTTCAAGAAACTGGTGTTGATGATGACTTTGACGTAATTTCTGTTGAAGAAGAACTTGCAGCAGACTTTGTTGAATTGCCAGTAACTATTATTGGAAAGCTTGATACTCGTATTCGACGTAAGTCAGACGGTCGTCTTCTTTCAATGGACCACAAAACATGCGCATCATTTGATGGTCTTACTCGTACTCTTGAAATAAATGAACAACCACTTATGTACCAGCTTCTGGAAAGAATGACTCAACCAGAAGACCAGTACGTAGTCGGTGGAGTTTATAACATGCTTCGTAAAGTAAAGCGTACGGCAAATGCTAAGCCGCCGTTTTATCTTCGCGAAACAATCCACCACAATGACATTGAACTTAGAAACTTTTGGTCTCGTCTTTACGGTACACTTTCTTCTATGATTGAAGTTACTAAAAAGCTTGATGAAGGTATGGACCATCGCATTGTAGCGTACCCATCTCCTAATAGCAATTGTTCATGGGACTGTGAGTTCCGTGCTGTATGTCCAATGTTTGATGACGGTTCTCGAGTTGAAGGTGTACTTGAATCTGTCTACAAAGTCCATAATCCATATGAAAGATACACATCAGAGGTGACACTATAATGCAAGGCGTAAGTATTCTTGTTCACGGACCAAGTAAAAGCGGTAAGTCTTTTCTTTCTGACACAAGCCCGTCTCCCAGACTAATTCTTGATGCAGAAGGCGGAGCCAGTACTCGCTTTACAAATTCTCGTAAGATTATTTGGAATCCACTAAACGAACATCCACCAAAAGATGACGGTACATGGGATACTTGTATTGTGTATGTTCGCTCATTTCAAGATGTTCAACGCGCTTACGAGTGGTTGAATTCTGGACAACACCCTTTTAAGTCCATCACTATTGACTCTCTTTCTGAGACTCAACAAAGATGCATTGATGCAATCGTTGGAACCGAACAAATGAAGACGCAGGACTGGGGTGAATTGCTGAGAAAGATGTCTTCTCTTATTCGCTCGTATCGTGACTTAATTATTCATCCAACGAACCCACTTCGCACTGTAATGTTTATTGCAATGACTCGAGACAACGACGGCGTTCGTCGTCCATACGTGCAAGGGCAACTTGCAAACACACTTCCGTATTATGTAGATGTCTGCGGCTATCTTTGGTCGGAGCTTGATAGTGACACGGGAGTAGTAAGACGACGTCTTCTTTGCGCACAACACAGTGCATTTGAAGCCGGCGACCGTACAGGAAAACTTGGTAATGTTGTAGAAGACCCAAACATTATGACAATGCTAGGTTTGATTTACGGAAATGACAGTAGTACCACAAACCAATAAAAATAGGAGATAGAAGATGCCAACATGGAATGACTTGCTTAAAGAAGCACAAAGTTCCGGCGGCGGTGCAAGTTACGAACCGCTTCCAAACGGACAGTATGATGTGAAGATTGTAAAGTCTGCGCATAAGATTGCTCAATCTGGAAAATCAATGTTTGAAGTAGAAATGCAAGTAATGACTGGTCCACATGCTAACCGTAGAGTTTGGAATCGTTTTGTTGTTACACCAGACAATCCAAAGGCTCTAGGTTACTTTTTCTCTAACATGAGAATCCTTGGATTGAACACAGAATTTTTCTCTGGCGGACCAAGTGACGACCAAGTTGCTAGCGCTCTTGAAGACAAGATGTGTCGCATTGAAGTAGGCCAGTCTGAGTACAACGGTTCAGTACGAAACGAAGTTAAGAAGGTTCTTCCTCTTGACGGCGTAGTAGTTCCTGCAACACCAGTTGTGGAATCAACTCCTACACCGGTGACAGCACCATCTGCACCTGCTGCTAACACTCCACCAGCTCCACCGTTCTAATGAAGAAAGTCAACGTCGCAATTGTAGGCGTAGGAAACTGCGCCAGCTCACTAGTACAAGGAATTCATTTTTACCGTAATGTTGGTAACGATGATGAAACCGTCCCCGGTGTAATGCATAATTCCGTCGGTGGCTATCTCATTCGTGATATCAATATCGTTGCAGCATTCGACGTGGTGGAGACAAAAGTAGGTTTGGATGTAAGTGAAGCTATTTTCGCTTATCCAAACAACACGGTAACATTCTCAGAAGTTCCGTACCTTGGTGTAAAAGTATCAAGAGGAATGACTCATGACGGCTTAGGTAAGTATTACCAGAAAGTTGTTAATAAGTCTACGGAACAAACAGTAGATGTTGCTCAAGTTCTTCGTGATACTAACGCGGATGTAGTTATTAGCTATCTTCCGGTAGGTTCTGAAGAAGCAACTAAGTGGTACGTAGAACAAGCAATTGCTGCTGGGTGTGCATTTGTAAATTGCATTCCAGTATTTATTGCTCGTGAAAAGTACTGGAGCGACCGTTTTGCTCAAGCAGGACTCCCTGTTATTGGTGACGACATCAAGAGTCAGGTTGGTGCAACGATTGTTCACCGAGTTCTTACTACTTTGTTCCAAGACCGTGGTGTTAAGTTGGAGCGTACTTCTCAACTTAATGTTGGTGGTAACATGGACTTTATGAACATGCTTGAACGAGAGCGTCTTGAGTCTAAAAAGATTTCAAAGACAAATGCAGTTATTTCGATGCTTGAGTACGACATGGGAGAAAAGAATGTACACGTTGGTCCATCGGACTATGTTCCTTGGTTGGAAGACCGTAAGTGGGCGCATATTCGTA